CGAGGCGATGCTGTCGTGCGACATGCACCCCGTCGCGCGGTTCCCCCTCGCGCCCGGCGGCTACCTCTGGCTCGACGTGCCCAGGTGGGCGTGGGTGACGCTTGAGCCGGTGTCGGCGTGACCCCGCGATGCCACCGCCGCCTCGACAAACTCCCGTGCCCCGGCGTAGGCGACCCGGCGCCGAACATCTACGTGGCGAACTCGATGCGGTGTAGCGTGTGTGGACAGGTGTTCGTGCCGCTGGAGGGCGAGTGATGGACGAGGACGAGCCGCGGACAGAGACACGCACCGCGCTGGAGCCGGCCGCGATGGCGAGTCAGCAGCGGCTTGAGGAATGGCGGGAGTGGCAGGCCCGGATGCAGCGGGAGCAGATCGCGGTGATGTGGGCGGACGCGGTGGTTGAGGCTACGGGGTGGGTCGATGAGTAGATGCTTGCGGGACGCAAGTGACGGGGTAGGGTTGGCGAAGTGGGAGCACCTGGGAACCCAGAAATAACTACCGACGAGGCCAAGCGGCGGGCTGCCCCGATGCTTGCAGCGGGCTTCTCAGTGGCCCACACGGCTGACGCCTGCGGGCGCAACTTCCGCACGGTTCACAGGTGGTTGCATGACCCTGAGTTCCTGGCCCAGGTGGACGCATGCCGCCCGTCACTAGCTGCCATGTTCCGCCGTGTCGCGACCCGTGCGCTACACCTTGTCGGGGGCAAGCTCGACGGTGACGATGCCGACGTGTTGGACTCGACAAGCCTGCGCGACCTCGTCGGCGCCGCGTCGTTGATGGCGCAACGTTCGGTGGACTGCGATCGTGGCGTTGCCGCCGACACGGCTGTGCCGCTGACGCCTGAGGAGGTCGATCGGGCTCGCGCCATGCTGCTACCGACGCGCCACTGATGGACGCTGCGCTGTTGCGGCGCGTCCTGGCGGACCCGTTAGCGTTCTACGAGCCCACGCCGGGGCAGCGTCCATTCACTGAGTCGTCAGCGCGCATCCGTCTTCTGCGCGGCGCCAACCAGATTGGCAAGACGCACACGGGCGCAGCCACACTGCACAAAGCTTGCGTCGCCGGCCCGACGCGGGCCCGAGTGGTGGCGTACTCGTGGCCGCAATCTCTCGTCATTCAGCAGAAGATGTGGGACATGGCGCCGAAGTGGGCGCTGACCAAGAGCACTTCGTTCCACCCCGCCCGCGGCTTCAAGCATCGCCGCGTAAACTACACGAACGGGTCCATCGTTGACTTCGTCACGGCTGAGTCGGGGACGCTCGCCATGGCCGGCGCCACGCTTGACCTCGTGTGGATGGACGAGCCGCCGCCACCCGAGGTGTACAGCGAGGCTATCGCCCGCATCACAGCCACCGACGGCCGCGCCTTCCTGACGCTGACACCCGTTGGCCGTCCGTGCGGCTGGCTGCGTGGGCTGGCTGAGTCGGGCGTGGTTGAAGACCACGTGGTGCCACTGACGGAGGCTAACGCGCCGTGGATGACGGCGGCGCAGATCCGCCAGGTCATCGAGTCCACGCTGGAGTCAGAGCGTCCCCAACGCATCTATGGCGAGTGGGACGGGGTGACACCCGAGCGCCTGCTATCGGGCTGGTCCGATGAGCTCATCTTCAAGCCCGGCGACGAGGACGCGCTACCGCACCGCGAGGTCAGCATCGGGCTCGCCATCGACCACGGGGAGAAGGAGGCCAAGGAGGTGGTCTTGCTGTACGCATACGACGAGGCGCGACACGAGGCGTGGCTACTCGACGAGTACAGCTCGGCGGGGAAGACGACCGTTAAGCAGGACGCGCTCGGCGTGCTCGGCATGCTGGACCGCAACGGGATGAGCCTGCAGGCCGTGGACCGTGCGCACGGCGACACGAACAGTGCGGGTAAGACGCGGCTGACGTCGGTGAACCGCCTGTTCGAGGAAGCGTTCGCTGACGCCCTCGGCTTCCCCCGCGAGACGCCACCGCTCCGCATCCGCTCAGCGAGCAAGGGTCGGGGATCGGTGATGTACGGCGCACGGGTGCTCAACGCCGCCATGGTGTCAAGACGGCTCCGCGTGTGCTCGCGGTGCGTCAAGTTCATCGAGGGCGCGCGGCACTGGAAGGGCAGCAACGCCGGGCCCGACGCCAACCTCAAGGATGCGCTCGACGCTGGCCGGTACGGGCTCGTGGACATCCTCGACCAGCGCGGCAAGGGCGCGGCTGTGGTCCCGCTCCGCTAGCTCGGGGTCCTACCAGTAGTGCCTGCCCGTGGGCGGGCAGACTTGCGATTCGGCCACGCCTAGAATCGACTGCGTCGTTGTCATCGCGCGCGGGGTACCGCGGGCGCCTGCTCGCGCATTATGCGCCGGGGCGCGCGCACGGTACTTGTCTCGCCCGCGTTCTCTTGCACGCGAGACGGCGCGCGACGCCCGCGCGTGAGAGACGGGGTGGCTTGCGTAGTGCTTGCGCCCTGCAAGTAATGCCGGCACGCTAGGGCCGTGGCCGACCTAAGCCCTATCCCACCGCTACCCGGCGACGCCGAGGACGAGGCCCGACGCTCGGAGGCCCGACGGCGTCGCAGACTCCTTGAGGGGGCATGGGCCGAGGACGCGAAGCAGCGCATCTCCGAGTTCTTCCACGAGTCCACGGCGCACCGCCTGGGCCGGGTGGACCTGACGCGCAATCTGCTGCGCTCTCTCGTCGTCGAGCTCTCCTGCCGCTACGCCGAGCCGCCGCTGCGGCTGCACGAGGACGACGCCGCGAACGAGCGCATGCAGGACGCGCTGGCTGAGTCGATGCTGTGGAGCTCGGGCCGGCGCAACGAGCGCTACACGGTGGGGTTGCGGGAGAACTTCCTGCGGCACGACTGGACCGAGGGCGTGGGGCTGCAGCACCGCACGGTAACACCCGACCTCGTCTACGCCGAGGCGGACCCGGACCGACCAGACCGGCCCATCTACCTCGTTGAGGTGCGGCCCCATTCCGTGGAGGGTGGCGACCCCGAGTGGCTGTGGCACGTGATGGATGGCCGCGACGGCTCCTACCGCGTGGTTCGCCCCGACGGCGACGACCCCGACGTAAGCCGGGGCGAGGACGTTACGGCGTCCGTGTTGGGCGAGCGCTTCGACGGGCGCCTCGTCGAGGTGGACGGCAAGCCTGCGCTGCCCCCGGTGCTGTACCACGCAGAGGCGGGCACGGGTGCGCTGTGGAATTGGCGCGAGTTGTGCGAGGTGGTGGACGCCACGCTGCAGGGGTCGGCGTACTGGTCCTTCTGGGGCTACCTCGTCCGTGATGCGTCGCACCCGCCCCGCGGGCTGGTTGACGGAATCATCAAGGGCGCGGCTCCGGTGCAGCGTGGCAACACGGTTGTTTCGCAGGCGCAAGTAGACCCAACGGTGCTGATGCAAATCATGAGTGACGGCGGCGGGTCGGCCCACGCCATCCAGTGGGAGGCCGGCGCCGACCCGGAGCGGCTGCAACTCGCAATCCAGCAGTACATGGTTGGGTGCGCGCAGTCTGCCGGGCTCAGCCCCGACGACTTCGTAGCGAGCGCGCAGGCTCAATCCGGCTACGCCATCTCGCTCAAGAGCGAGGCGAAGCGGCGAGAGCAGCGCGCCATGGGCCCGTCGTTCGCGGCGTCCGATGCGCAGTCGCTGGCCTACATCGCTGCGCTGCTCAACAAGTACGAGTCAGCGGGGTTGCCCGAGACGGGTTGGGCTCCGCGGTACACGCCTGTCGGGTTGACGCCGTCTGAGCGCGAGTCCCGCCTGGCCGAGGCCGAAGCCGGTATCCGCGGGGGTTGGCGCTCGCTCGTGGATGCTGTGATGGCTGAGCACCCTGGTATGGACCGGGGCGAGGCTCGGGCGCATCTTGAGACGGTGCGCGAGGAGCGCGCGGCGCTGGCAGTGGACACTGAAGGAGTGGGCGATGAGTGAAGGTGGGATGAGCCAGGCGGCGATTGACAAGATCGTCAACGACAGGATTGCGGATATCAAGCAGCAGCGCGACGACGCACGGGCGCAACTCGCTGAGCGGGACGCG